GTTTCTGCCCTATGATGCCGAGGAGGTGATCTTTTGCAGTCTGTCCTATGACGGAACGAACTATGTCCGGCTGACCTATCGGGAACGTGACTGGATCGAGCGCTTCGCGGCACCGGTGTTCACATTACCGGGCAACACGCCTTGGTTTTACCGGGCGGAAAACTTGGCCTGGCCTTATTTCAGCCCTGGCCGGTTCACGTTTACCTCGAGTGAACAGAGTCCTTTTAACATGTATATCGCCGGCCGGGACGCTAACGATTTCCCGATCAGTGAATCTTTTATCCTCCAGGGAACGATTAACCCGGATCAATCGGTTAACCCGGCGAGTATTTCGAGCGTCAACTCGTACAAACTGGTGACTGTGCTTTCCAAGGATGTCACCGCGACATCCTTGTCGATTAGTGCCGAACATCCAATCTCCGCGGTTGCGATGCAGATGCCGCCGGCGCTAACCGAGCTGGTGTTTACCCAGATTATTCTTTATCCGCCACCAACCTTTCCGGCTGGATCGCCTGTCTATGTGCGGATCCAGGTCAAGGTCAAGCCCGATAATCTCAACAACGATATGAGCGTGCCGCGGATCAGTCATATCTGGGATGCGTTGATCAGTTTCACGACATCAGCGCTCTACCGGCGGCTGCAGCAGGTGCAGAAGGCCCAAGCCAGTGAGCAGGAAGCAATGGGGCATATCGCGGCAGCGGTAAACGTCGAAAAGCACCAGTCCGAGATGCGTCAGCAGGCCGTGCCGACCGTGTACGAATCAGGCAATTATTTAGATGGTGGTTATGCTGGGGCAGTCAGTTACAATCCTTTTGGAGGTCCGTGAACCAATGCCGCTCTACAACCCCCAGCTCGATGACGAGGTCCTTTTTGATGCGAGTGTACCGATTCAGGGGGTCAACAACAGTCTGCCACCCAGTGCCATTGACCGGACAGCTAGCGAAGATGCCGAGAACCGCCTGACTCAACGGGACGGGCTCAACCGGCCGCGGCCCGGTATCATCCGGTTAAAAAAGAGCAGCCCGACCGGCAGCCTGGATTCGATTCATCACGTTGGGACCGGAGTGTTTTTGGCCAATGACGCTACTGCCTGGTATAAGTTCGATAATCGGGCCAATACGCTTTCCAGTGCCGCTGGCGGCCCGGCCTACGCGCCTGGAGCGCAAGTCTATTCAGCGCTGGCCAATGATGTTTTGTATTTCAGTAGCGGCACGACCTTAAACAAGTATTCGGTTGCGGCCGGCTTTGGCAGTGTGGCGTTGCCAGCCAACGGGCCAACGGCCAAATACCCAATCTGGGCGGTTGAACGCCTCATCTACGCGTACCAGAACACGTTAATTGTCAGTGACGCGCTCAACCCCGAAGTGTTCGATGTCGCGACGGGTTCAGTAACCATTGACCCGATAGCGAGCGATGTAATTACCGGTCAATGTCTCTGGCAGACGCAGCGCCTTGCAGTGTTTAGAAACGGAGCGACCTATGTGATCGAGACCGGGCCTGGGTTGAATGTGCCTGATTGGGCGATTAATCGGGTCAGCGGCACAATTGGCTGCCGGTGTCACGGTACAATCGTACAGACTGAGACCGATGTGATCTTTCTCTCGGAGACCGGACGCGGGGTTTACCGCTGCAGCCAGGCGCCGGCCAGCGATCAGCAGGGGATCTGGCGGCCGGCCAGTGCGGACGTGCAAGGTTATATCGATCGGATCAACTGGAGTGCCTGTGATAACGCGCGCGCGACATTCTGGAACGATCTTTATATGCTCTCCGTGCCGCTGGACAATTTTACGTATAACAATTTCTGCCTAATTTACTCAGTCTCTCTCGACAAATGGCAGGGTACCTGGTGTTTCGATATCGGGGGAACAGACGTAGCGGTACGCGATTTCGCCCGTGACCGGACCGATCTCAATTATACGGTGCTCCTGGCAGCGACTCGAGACGGGATTATTTCGCGGTTCACTTATCCGGTCGAGCGCCGGTATTACGATCAGAATATCGATAACTCCCAACAGGTTTATAAATCCTTTCTGCGCAGCCGGTCATTTACGTTTGGCGAGAACATTAACCAGATCAGGCCGCACTCGGCCCGGTTCCAGTTTCTAGAATCTGATGATGCTGTTGATATCACGGTGATTGCCGATCGGGCGACTGAACTGATTAAACGCAATACGCCAACCAGTAACTCCCTGCTTTCGCTGCCAATTCCCCGGTTCTCGTTTGATCTGGATCGGGAAGGATTCATGAACGTGCCGATCGGACTTCTTGGGGTAGGGATCTGCACGGAGCTCCAGTTTTTGTTGGAAGGAACGGGTAATTGGTCCCTGTTCCAAATTAAGGTAGCGGCGTTTGAATCGATGCCACTTTTAAGCACGTGAACCACGCCAAAGAGTACATCAAAGTAATGCGAACGCTTGAGCCCCTGTTCCGGCAAGCGAAGCGCCACGAGCATTGGCGGTTCGAAGAGATTTGTGATTGGACTGCCTACTTTTGGAATAGGGGCACAATCGCTTGGGTGATTGACGATTGGGGCGTGGCCAAGGGTGTATGCGTTATTAAATTCTTTCGGCGACTCGAACAATTTCTGAAACCGTTCGTTCATGAACCTAATGGGCCTTTTTGCATGATTGAGCTTTTGATTGCTGATGGGCCCGAGATGCATGGGTGGTTGCTTGAGGATTTAATCAGGCGTTGGGGTTGGCCGGAAATAATGATGTGGGATAGAGGGGATAGAACAGAGGGTGGGGCACCTCGGATGTATACTCGTGCACAATTTATGAAATTGTCTCGCAGATTTACTAAAGGAGTGACACTAAATGTGTGAAGCCATCGATCATAAGAAACCCACGTTCTGTGCGCGGCTTGATCAAGCGGGAACGCTCAAGAGTGATATCCCTTGGGCGTCTCCTTGTAAAGGAGGGTACTAAGATGGGCGGTCAAGGCAGCAGTCAACAGCCTGAGGTAATTCATCCGGGGGAAGCGGCTCAAGCAGCTGTTGGTACAGCTGGGGCTGGCGAAATGATGTCCATCGCTAACCAACCTATAGAACAGTACGCGAATCTGGCGACTACCAGCGCCCTTGGGCCGGCCGAGATGCAGACGCAGCAAGCGCTGGCTGCCCGGGGTGCGCTTCAGGGCGCGCAGGCTCAACAGGATATTCAATCTCGGGTCGATCCGATGGCGTATGCGCAGCGTCAGATGCGGCTTAAAGCTGCTACGGATCGCTTGGGCCAGCTTTACGGACAAGACCCGACTGCGTTTACCTATAACGCGCCTGGCGTTTACGCTGTTCCCGGAACATCTAGTCTGCCCGGGTTAACTGATTTGCGGAATCAAGGCTCAGCGATCGCGTCTCAGTTATCGACTGGCGCGGTGGACCGGTCCGGGAGTAATCCGCGTCTGGTCGGACCGGCTAAACCGACGCTACCGGCACTGACCCAGCAAGGGACTTACCTTGTCTAAAGGCTAACATGGCAATAGCAGCAACTCAGATATCACCTAGCGCATCTTTGCCGCAATGGCAGGCTTGGTACGGTCAGAACATCGGCAAAACGATGATGGTCGGCGGTCAGCCGGTTGTAATCGGGCAGGATATCGGGGCAGACGATCTGTTATCGGCGTTCCGCAGTAACACGATTGGCTGGGGTGGCGGTGCACAGCAACCCTCTGGTGCAATCGGCGGAGGCCAGCAGCCTGAGAGTGCCGCGCTGCAGCAGATGCAGCAGATTGATCCTACGGGTGAAGCGTTGCGCCAGGGGCTCGGGCAAAGTTATCTCTCGCAACTGGCCAAAACAACGAACCCGCAAGCTAGCGATTTTCAGTCGTACCTGGACATGTACAAACAGGTTGACCCGCAAGGCTACGCCCAGCGGGTTTCGCTGGCTGGCGGCGTGGATCAGTTCGTCAAGCAAATGCAAGATCAGGCTGCGCTCGGCAGCCAGCTCGATCCCGGCACGGTGCGCGAGGTTGAGCAAGGCACTAGGGCTGGCCAGATCGCGCGCGGCAACGTGTACGGCACGCCGCAACTGGTAGCTGAGACTATGGCCCGAGGGTCTGCTGGCGAACAACGTCGGCTCCAGCGTCAGCAACAGTTGCAGGGCGCTTTAGGTCTGCAGCAGGGTTATCTGGGAGCTGGGCTCGGACTTGGCGATGTCGCGATGAGTCTCTATAACCAGCAGGCAAACCAACTTCGCGCCAGTCAAGGTGCGGGTCTGGGCTATTTAGGGAGCGGCCAGACGCCGTATCAAGCGGGCGCGTCTTATTTGAATATGGCTGAACAACGGGCAGCGGCCGCGGGGCAGGGCGGCCCGCAATATAACCCGTCGAGTTTGGGCCAACAGTACACCGGAGCCGGCGCGCCATCATTCCCGCAGTACGGGCTAGATATGAGCCAGCTAGCTGGGAATTGGTATAATAACATCAACCAAGCCAACCTCCAGGCCTACGGGCTGGGACAAGCCTATGGCCAGAAGAGCGGCGGCAGTGGAATGGGCGCGGCGACTGGGGCCTTAGGCGGAGCGGCTTCTGGAGCCCTAGCAGGAAGCGCACTTGGCCCATGGGGAACGGTTATAGGCGGGGTCGGAGGAGCAGTTGCGGGCGGGTTGTCCGGCTATTCTAAATGAGCCGGAGCATTAACAGGAACATATATGCCATTAAAAAAAGGAACGAGCAGGCAAACGATCAGTTCCAATATTTCGGAAATGGTTAAAGCTGGTCATCCCAGGAATCAAAGCGTCGCTGCGGCTCTTGATACGGCCCGCCGGAGCGGGGCAAGGATCCCCAAGAAGAAAAAAGGAGGTTCGTACTACTAGTTATGCCAGCCAGAATTCAGGCTACTCATCCTTGGTATCCACGGCTTCGGTTTCCCTATCAACGCCAACCGGCGCAAGCAAGAGGGGGCGGTGGTGGTCGCGGTGGTGGAAAAGGCGCATTGGGTGGTGCGATTGATACTTCGCCTACTGGCAACGTTGGCGGCGATCTGGCCAAGGCTATCATGAACACGATTGCGCAGAATCGGCAGAACGCGGCTGCTAACGCGATCTTGAACACGCAGACACCGCCACGGGCTGGGCTGGTTGCGCCGGGGGTAAGCCCGGCTACGGGTGCGCCAAACGTGATTGCGCCGGGGACACCGACTTTTGGCTCAGCCCCGCAGACCGGCGGCGCGGGCGAGCTTGCGATGCGCACTCAGCAGAACCAGCAAGATTTAGCCGATCAGTTGCAGAAGGCCAAGATCGCAGCGGAGCTTGCCCTGGTTGGGCAGCGCACGCGGCGAGGTGGCGGTGGCGGCGGCGGCGGAGGAGGCGGTGGCGGCGGCGGAGGAGGCAATGCGAGCCGGTGGCAGCAATATCTGGGTGGCGACCAGGGGAAAACGGCAAAAGCCGGGAAAGCGGCAGCGTACGAGCCTGGGTCGATCGATCCCTTGACGGATCCGAATGCGGACAAGTTTCAGTATGTCCAAGCTGACTTTGACGCGAAATACGGCAAAGGCGCGTATGCCAGGATTGCGCCGAATTTGGCGAATGCGAGCGTAGACGACAAAGGTAATTACACCATTACTGAGCCTGGGACTGCTGATAAACCGGGTAAACAGATTATGACGTTGCCAAAGGATCAGGCTAATTATTGGCTTTCCCGGTATAACGCGGCGAGCGTCAGGTCAGGGCAACAACCTCTTTTCACCGACAAATTTCCGAGTGCCAACCCCACCAGCGGGCAACCGGGTGGCACGGAAGTCAATCCCTATAAGCCGACTAATCAGCTGGAAGCTAGGTCGTTACCGTACAAGTCTTTTTTTATCGATCCGAATACCGGCCAGGTCGGGCAAAAGCTGCCCGAAGAGAAACAGGCGCCACCAGCGGGCCAGAAAACCAGCCAGATCAATACTGGTGACCAGGGGCTGGCTGATGTCACTGGAGCACAACAGCCGATTCAGCCGCAACCGGCTCAAGCGGATTCGCAAGACAGGAGTTTAGCTGATGCGATTGCTCAAAGCAGAGCAGCCGATCAATTAAAGGGAACAACAATTCCGGCACAACCGCCCCCGCAACTGGCAGCTTTAACGCCTCCGAGCACACCTGGAAGTTTTGATCTGGGGCAGCCGCCAACCGGCGGGTTACCGCAAGATACGGCACTGGCTGACGCGATTGCTCGGGCGCGGACTCAGGATCAATTAACGGCTGCGGCATGATATGGCTGACACAGCGGTAGCTGATGAGATTCGTAAACGCAAAGCGGCTGCGGCGTTAAACGGGCAAGACGACGAGGACACGACTGATACAGAGGCCCTCGACTCGAGCTCGGGCCGAGAGTCTGCCGATACGTCCGATGAACAGCCGACGGATGAAGGATCGGCTGTACTGGCCGAGGAGGAGACAGTTGACCAAGCGGTTGTTCCCGCCGAAAAAGCTCCATCGCTAGGGTACAGATTTGTGCCGGTTGCGCCGCAGAATGTTTCGCGTGGAACATTTCGCGGTATGGGCGAGGAAGGGCTCGATGTGCCGCCTGAAACGAGACCGGTTCGACCGCCCGCGGTACCGTCGCCCTTACCTGGGTTAGAGCCTGAATATGCCGGTATTGCGGAAGGACCGGCACCGGAGAAGTTGACTCAGGTTGAGCGCGGCGAGCTGGTCAAGCCATCGGTTGAACCGGCACCTGATAAGCTGGAACAAGTTGAACGGGCGGAGTTAGTCAAGTTGCCACCGGAAGCTCCAAGTCAACTGCCTCAGGTTGAGCGTGGCGAACTGGTAAAAGTTCCTCCGGGTACGGCGCCGCGTGCTCAAGCGATTCCTACTGCGCCAGCTGTTGGTCCTGCCGGGGCTGTAACACCTTTCATGGGCGAGGAAGGCTTGGATGTCACGCCTACCCCGCCAAAGGTTCAGCGGGCTTTAGGCTACAAGTTTGTGCCGGTAGCGCCGCCAGCTCAGCCGCTCGGCCCTGGGACAGAGGCTGATGTTACCAAGCCGCAAGTGCCGCAGCCAGGGACACAAGCTGATGTTGGCGGGGTAAGAACGCCAGCAACCGGGCAGGCTTCTGATTTCGCTAATCGAGCCCAGCAATGGCAGACGGCCATGCAGGCATACGGATTTAATGCGCGAATAAACCCAGACGGGTCGTGGGTGGGAACCGGGCCTGAGGGCAAAGAGGTGACGCCGGAGCAAAACAAGGGACTCTATCAGTTCGGGGCGCTCCTTTCGAAGCAGTACGGATTCAGTGGGCAGGAAACGAAAATTGACCAATTAGGGGATGTTAGAGCGCCAGCCAAGCCAGTTACCCAAGCCAAGGCAGAGCAGGTAGTTACCGAAGAGCCAGCGATCACTAACCAGGCGCAGCCAGGATCTTATAGGCCGTATCAGGGTGCAGGCCAGCGAGTAATAAAGAACATCATCATTCATTCTAGTGACGGGTCTGAGAAGGGCGATATCAACACCCTGACTGGCGGAGACCCCGATCACAAGGTGTCCGCCCATTACTACACGACCAAAGATGGACGCAGTCTCCATTTCGTTGCTGACAATGACATTGCTTATCATGCTGGGGATAACATCAATCCATCGCAGTATAGTAACGGGGTCACAATCGGGATTGAGCAGGAACACATTGATGGCCAGCCGTGGGCAGAGGCGGAAGTCAAGCGCACGGCTCAGACTGTTGCGGAACTCCTGCGGCGGAATCCAAATCTGACGATAGACAATGTTTTAGGCCACTCGGATATTGCACCCGAACGTAAACAGGACCCGCTTAATTTCCCTTGGGACCGGCTTCGCGCGTATGTTGCGGCGGACTTAAAGCAAGGCGCACAACCCGGTCAGGCGACTGAAGCGCTGGGTGCTGCGCCACAAGCCCAGCCGGCAACCAAGCAGGCCAATGGGCTGTACGAGAACGAAAAGCCGCAAGATTTCCTCACCGGAAAAGCGACCACGTTTGCTACGCCCGAAGATTTGAAGAGCGGAGCCGACAACGGGGTAGGTGCATCGCGACTGGGTGGGCTCGATACAACCCAGGTGGCTGGGGTAGCGGTCCCCGAAGAAGCTTTACGGGCCAAGTACGGCAACAATTACGCGGCTTGGCGCACGGCGCGGGTTGATGTGATCGATTTAGCGACCGGCAAACGGTTGCGAGTGCCGATAGTCGATCTGGGGCCGCGAGGCGACCTGGATGCCATAGTCGACATGACGCCCTCTATTAGCAGTTACTTCGGCGGTGACAAAAACTTGTCGGTCAAGCTGGTCGATAAAGCCGGGCCGGATGTGAACAAGAATCCGCAATTGTTCGCGGATGAACAGGCAGCAATTAAGCAGGGGTTTGATTCCAGCACGTTGCAGCCCGGGGTGCAAAAGATTGTGCCCAAACTTGGGTACAAGTTTCAGCCGCAAAGCCCGGAAGGCGCTGCTCAGGCGCAGAAGGATCTGCAAACGGGAATCCAGCAGCAACAGGACACCATCTCGAAGCTACCAGAGTCAAGCAGCGGCAACGTCATCGGGTTATACAAGCGATTGGATCAACCGGTGGAGGGTACCACATCGCAGAGCCGGGAAGCAGCTCAGGCTAGTCTCAAGACGCAGATTATCGCGGCAATGCGGGAGAAGTATCCGGAGATCAAGACCGACGATGAGGCTTGGACTAAAGCCCAGGGTACCACCGGTCCGCTGGAACTCGGGGCTGAATTTGGTTCCAAAATAATGGGATACATCCAGCAGATTGAGTCTGTAACTAGGAAAGCTAGCGCCGGTACCGATCAGTTTGCAGTTAACCGGTTTCTTGAGACCGTGCTGCCCAAGGGCAGTGATGCCGATAAACAGGATCTCTTAACCAAGCTCTATGCGATGCCGCCTGATCAACGGGCTGCTGAGATCGAGAATCGTTTAGGCCCCGGATTCGTCGAGCCGGGTAATCCGAATAAAGATCCCTTATACCTTTCTCAAGCTTTGACCCGGTTGCATGATCCAGCTTTCCAGCAGCGTAAAGCCGATGAGCTAACCAAATTGCAGGCTGAGATGCGTCACAATCTCAGTGATGATCCCCGGCTCAAAGGCACGCTGGCTGAAAAGGTGGTAAATAACGCGGCTCAATTAGTGACGAGCCTCCCGCAGTTTGCTACCCCGGCTATGTGGCCATTGGCTTTGGCTCAGATCAACGCTCAGATGCGTGAGGCGGTTAAAGCTGAACATCCGGAGTGGGATGAAAAAACACTGGCGGAGAATGCTTCCAGAGCAACGCTCACGATGTTTTTCGGGCAATTGGGCGCTAATAAACTCATTGCGATGGGGATCGGTCCGTTGCTCGGTGGGGCTATGTCGTCCGCTAAACGCATTATTGCTCAGGCATTAGCTGCGGTTGGAGGTGGGCCGGCGATTGCTGGCGGGACGCAGGCTGCAACTAACATCGCCACTGGTCAGCCAGTCGGCAAAGGTGTGGGCGAAGCAGCCGAAAGCGGTCTGATTCAAGGTGTTTTAGGCGGATTGCCGCATGTTGGGGGAGAGATTATCGCCGCGCGTCGGGGTGCACCGGTTACCGGGCGGCCGCCTGTCACCGAGCAAGCAGCGCCGGTTACCGAGCCTCTTTCGGTCACTGAGCAAGCAGCGCCCGCGCCCGCGATGCCACCGACCCGGCCGCTGACTGCGGCTGATGTGTTAGTTGAACATCCCGATGACATCAAAGCGGCGCAAGGGGATGTGCTCAACGTGGTTGCGCACAATGTTTTTCCGGATTTAACGACTAGCGAAGCCAGGGCGGTAGCGGATCGGGTTGCACTATTATCGACCAGGAATCTCGAGACTGAACGGTTCCGGTATGAACTGGAAAAATCCTTGCCGCAAGGGGTGCCGTATAATTTCGGGGTGACTACACGCCTAATGCAGGCGTATCGCGCTTTCCAGGAAGGTCCGAGCGGATATACCGCCAAGGAAATAGCGAGCGCTGAACGGGCGTTTAACGCGCTGCGCAACCCGCAGGCCGGGATGCCTGGAGCGTTACATTTGCCAATCATGTGGCGCGAGTTACAAGCCCGCATCCCGGAGCCAGAGCAAACTCAGCCGCCTAATCCAAAGGTCACCCAGGAAGATGTAGCGCGGCGAACGAGTGAACTATATGACGAACGCACCAAAAATGGGCAACCCGGCACCGCTCTCTCTGATTGGACGCAAGCCCAGAAAGAACTTAGTCAGGCTACAGAACCGCCTCCGGTGACCCAGGGAGAAGCTGAACCGTGGGTGTCGGCAATCGCCAACCGGTTTACGGCTGAGCGCACGGCCAGCGGCGTACTTGGGGATGTGATCCCTGGGGAAGGATATTCTAAGGAAGAATTGTTGGCCCGAGGATTACAGATGGGCCCTGAACAAATTGCCCAGCATGTCAGCGACTTGATGAATAACCGGGGGGGCGATCCGAAGGCCCAAGCAGGAGCAGTAAGGGCCGAAGAAGCCCGGCTTAGCCAGCGATCCAATGCTGCCTCCCGCGCCTCGGAGGCTAATCCAGCCAATGGGCAGTTGCGTACTGATGCCGATAACGCGTTCAAAGATTTAACCGATTTCCACAACGGGCCGGTCGCGAAACTTAAAAACAATTGGCACGCTCAAGGCATGACGCTTCAGGGCGAAGTTCCAATCGACTTGTCCACTTTCAATGGTATGCGGGAAAAATTCCTGCGCGATGTTGGTAAACCGCCGGAGCCAAAAATGGAGCCTATCTTGCGCAAGACGGCGCAAAGAGTGCGCGATTCTGTACTTAATGACGATCAGGCTATGCGTAATTTGGGAGCTGAGATTGAAAGACAGACTGCCAGAAGAAGGTTGCCGACAGCTGATGAAGTCCGTGCTCGTATTATGGAACGAATGGGAGTGGATCCTTGTCCCTAGTTAATTTATGGCATGCTACTCGGGCCCAAATCCAGTTAAAGACGAAGATCGCATGGCCATTTGGAAATGGGCCAAGGCTAATGGTATCGATCAGGGGCTGCCGTTCGAAAAAGTTCATGCTGCGATCAATAATCACTTTTTCGCCGGCGCCGCTAAGCCCGAATGGATCACCGATATCCTAAGTGGACGCAAGACGCCTCTTCGGTCTGTGGCTAATGAGGCCTGGCGTACCCAATACAATCGCCGAGCGATTGTGGAACATGCCAATAAATTGACTCAAGGGGCGGCCATGAGCCCGGCGGGAAAAGCGTTTCACGCACTTTGGAGTCTTCCCCGAAGTGCGGCAGTTTTCATGCACGGCTGGGTTTTCCCGGTCACCCATGCGGGTGATCTGCTTCTTCGTCCTATAAGCTGGGGCACATTTTTTCGCGGTCTCTTAAACACTTACACCAAATCATTTTCCAAGGAAGGCACCGAAAGACTGCTTGAATCCATGCGGCGCAGTGACCGCTATGATCTCGCTTTACGCAGCGGTCTGGATGTCGGCGCCAAATCGCACGCGGGCAATCTGGTTAATCGTGCGCCTAAAGGTTCTCAGTCAACCCGTGCCTGGGATATCCTGACTACGTTGCGTTTTCAATTGTGGGACCGCGCGATGGACAAACACATCGATCCAGCGATGGGTCAGGCAGAGCAACTAGATATTGGCAAAAATCTAGCCGAATGGTCAAATCATGCCACGGGGAGTGCCAAAGGGAAGATTGCCAGTTTAGGTAGCAATGTGTTGTTCGGCCCCAAGCTTACTCAATCCAAGCTTAACCGGATATTCGCGGATCCGGTTAAAACAGTTCAGACGTTTGCTAATTGGAGGAATGCTACGACCGGGGAAAGAATTGTCGCACGAACCCGGCTGAGCGGGATGGTGCAATACGGGGTTACCGGCCTTGGATTTCTAGTGGCTAATCAGGGATTGTTGCAGGCGCTAAATTCAAACCAGAAGATCAACTTTACCGATCCAACCAAAAGTGATTGGCTGAAGTTTAAAGGGCTTGGGGCGGACGTGGGTTTGCCCGGGTTGCGTTCCGAATTAAAAACAATCGCTCAGATCCTGGCCATCCCGTTTATGCCTGGCAAGGAGGTGAAGGCGGCATCTTATGGCGCGGCCAGAAGCAAAACAGAATACCTAGAGAAGGTGGTAAAGGACTATGTATTTGGCAAAGTGACGCCGACGATAGGCTTGGGCAAAGAACTATTTACTGGAGAAGCCTTTCCGCACCGGCCAGTGCCCTGGAGTGCTGAAAAAGGTACGCCAAGCCAGCCTAAAATGTGGGGATCCGAATTTGCTACGGAGCACGTTCTTCCGATTCTTGCCCAGACCCCAACAAAAATGTTTTTCGAGGCACTACGCAAAGGTGGCACAAATCCCCAGCGATACATTTTTGATCAATTACTCAAAGGCGGTATGAGCGCAATTGATGCTACCGCTTTAATGAGAGGACTTATTGTTTCAGTGGTGGGCGCCACCGGATTGCATGCAACAGCAGAGAAGGAACCGAAGCCAGCCGAGGTGATTAAGCGGCAACGGGTGGCTGCGCAGTTACGTGCGCATTAGTCCATGTCGTATCCCTGAAAGCCATCGTCGTTATTTTCTTCTGCTTCGTCCCATGCATCTAACTGCTGAATCTGTTCAGCTGGGCTTAGGTGATTTAAAAATCCAGTGCGATTTTCAGCGCGATTTTCCTTATCCCAATTGAGATAGAAATAAGCACAGATAGCTATAGCTGGATATAGCAAAATCGTACCCTTATTCATCTTTGGTTTGGCTATTTCAAAAGATGTTGCGTTGCGGCCTGATAGCCAAAGCCAAGCCAAACTATTATCAATACAATTCGGGGAAATTCCCAGTATCGTGTATCGAATCTAGTGCTTCCGGTAAACACGTACAATCCAGCAAAAACCCATACTGTTAGCCCTATCCAAAAATCGCTCATTTGGCTTCTGATGCGTTTCGTCTGTCGCAGGCTGCGCAAGCTACGGTGAAGCTGCGGAAGCTTTCCATTATCTCGTCCTTGTACAGAACTACATAGAGCGGCTGGTTAAGATCCGGTCTGGAGATATGGAACTGGCCGCAGGTTGCGATGATCCCGTTTAGTATTCGTCGGTCTGCTTGCATCCTAGTAACCGTTCTCCCGTAGGTACTCTTCAATGCTTTCCAGGCGCTGCTCTATTTGCGCCTCGTAGATCGCATCCATCTGGGCTTCGTACATATCCCGTGAATATTGTAAGGAGTCGTCTTGATACCGAAGACCGGCGAACGCCATAGCCGGAGCCAGGGTGAGGATAAGAAACAAGTATTTGATCATGAACGATACAATACGGCAACGGGTGAGGTATCTTTAGCGATTAATCGCTTAAGCTTTACAATATTTCTGCCGTTGGGCTATGGTGCGTCATGAGTAAATCAAAACCAATTCTGTGTCTGGATTTCGATGGGGTTATTCACAAATACATAACACCGTGGATCAATGCCGAGACAATATCCGACGACATCACAGAGGGGTTTTTTGAGTGGGCCGACGAAGCCTCTCAATATTTCACGCTCGTCATCTATTCGAGCCGTTCAAAAAGCGAGCGTGCCATAGAGTCTATGCAATTCTGGTTATACGAACAGCGTAAGAAATGGCGAGAATCGGGCGGGACCAGTGTCGCAACGTGGCCGGTCAGTTTCGAGTTTAAGAACGAAAAACCAGCAGCGTTTCTAACAATCGATGACCGCGCTATTACCTTTGATGGTGACTGGTTAAAGCTTAATCCGGCGAGGCTTGTGCAATTTAAGCCGTGGAATAAACGATGAGATGCCCCAACTGCGATATCGAGATAGCCGATGAGCTGGTGATAAAGAGTGCCGCCTCAATTATCGGGGCCCGGGGGCGCGGCGCATCTAAGGCGCGGGACCCAAAAAAGATGTCGCGAGCCGGGAAAAAGGGTGGCTGGAAAAAGGGGCGGCCGCGAAAATGATAAAGACCTCACTTGAGGTTCCGCGCTAGCCGAAACCGCCGCCGGGTGGTTCTTTTGGCGGTTCCATCCACTCGCTGTGCAGCGGACCATCCCCACGCGTGTGGGGAGAACGGTTGTCCCGCCCGATAGGCCATCGCCGCATCCGGACCATCCCCACGCGTGTGGGGAGAACCATGCGCTCGTCAATTGTCTCGTTAGCTAATTCGGACCATCCCCACGCGTGTGGGGAGAACATTCCGAGGCATGGCGCGTCTGCGGGCGTGTTCTTTGGCCTCTACGCGCTTCGCGTAAGCGGCGAGCCACTTGTTCTGCCGGCGCTTCATGTCCGCTTCTATGGCGTCTAGGCGTTTAAGGGCTTGGAGGCACTTGGTATCCAGCAGTAATGGTTCGTTCACGGTTTCCAGTGCTGGAGGAAAAAGGTCAGTTGGGTGAATTTGTCATTCACGTAGAACATCAGGACGGAAACCACGGCGGACCCGACCAAGAGATTGGTCCCGATAATCCAGAGAATCATCTCAACGCGCAGCCTTTGGAGCTCCTCCTTGGTAGCAAGATGCTTTACAAGCTCTTCGAAGGTCGTGAGCTGCCGGCTGATTCTCTCTTCGGTTTCAGGTGTCATGTTTTGTTTGGTTTGCCCGCCCCCTAAAAAAAATGTTCCGGTTTGCCGTTAAGCGTGACGCCATCCTGCCAGGTGCCGCAGCCGATCAGGTATTGCCCCTCGAAAAAGGGTGGCTGGCCAAAGGGGCGCTCAGGGGAAACGCTAAAGAGAGAGAGAGAATCTCTCGCGGGTTAATCACCTCTTTTCCCGGTCAATAAACTGGTCAAGCGCATCCCGGAAAAGATCGGCTCTGGTGCGGTTGTTGTGATACTTGTGTACGATCAACCAATCGAGGTCATCGAGCTGATCATCAAAAATCCGGACGCCCATTTGTCGGGTTTTTCGGTTGGAATCAAGAATTTTCGTATCCATAAAACGGTTGTTATACATTGTGCCACCCAGGATATATCGACGCAAGAAAAACAAAATTAAGCGATCTTATGGTTTATTTTGTTTGACACCAATGGGACACATGTTCTATTGTTTGGGACGCGAAGTAAATAATAATCAGTAGAAAATCAGCGCAAGATCGGCAAATATTGAAAATGCCGGTAATTAGATAATCGCAACAATATCCTATTTTATATGACATCTATTGTATTTAGTTATCGGTTACACATTGAATACATGTTGTGACTCGTTAGTGATGAACTGCGCAAAAGCGGCTTAGCCATCAGCAATTTTAATTAAAAGTTACAAAAGTTCCCGCCATGCCTAACTTAATAAGAAAACGTAGCGAATACATATACGAGCTTTCATCCGGGCAACTCGAAGCATTTTTAGAGATTGCCGTGAAACAAGATCGCCCAGTCGAAGAAGTGGTTCTCGAGGCGCTAGACGAGTATCTTAAACGCGAAAAAGAATCATGCCTAGGGAAGGGTTAGAATCGGTTCAATGGGCCAGGGCCAAGCGGATTTTAGCTGAATTCGGAATCGGTCGAAGCACACTGCGCCGATTAGTTCTAGAGGGTCGAATTGAGTCCAAAGTGATCAAGAGTAAAAGTGCGACGAAGGGTATCCGGCTTTTCAACATTGAATCAATCCGCCGGCTGCTTGCGGCGAGCACTCTTTAAGGGTTTATGGGCTTTTTCATCATTTCGTGGCTGTTGCTTAGCGCGCCGGATCCGCGGCGGGGCCTGGCGCCCGGTATTGCGCGGATCATAGAGCCCGGCAGCCATCAGATCGCGTTCAAACAGGCGGCGCAAGTAATCGCTCCGGCTATCGAGGCCGAGCTCCACGCAACGCCGGTTGATTGCGGTCTCCATTTGGGGCGGGCAACTGAAGGAAAGAGACACGTAGGTGCGGCCGGCATTCTTCTTGATGGTCATTTACTCGGTCTCCTTTACCGGCATCGGTGGCTGTTCGATCAGTACGCTGCGGATATCTCTGAAAGCGATGAAGGAAGCCGCCGCACCTTCAAAGACTACCAGGTGCCCAGTATCCGGCGGGAAATAAATCCATTCCGGTCTGCTGACCCGCACGAGGGTGCCACCGCTGGTCTCGATCAAAAACGGCCGGAATGGCCGGTAAGCCGTCTGTTTGTGAATGAGTTCAATCATACCCGGTAATAAAATACGACTGAATCGCAATATGCAAAAGCAGAAAGTTCCGGTGGCCAAATTATCGATCAGTGTTCCAACCGAGCTCAAACCGCTGATCCGGCAACGGGCCGAAAGTTTGGATCTGACTGTCTCCCAATATATCCGTCGCCTAGTTAACACTGACGAGAAAAGCCCTTTACTTGGTTATGATTCAGTCGTATTTAGTAATAACCATGAAACTACACTCTCGCATCCATCAAATCAATAACCGCTGGCGGGCCCGGCGCGTGCTCAAAGCGCTATGGCTATCTTACCCGGAGCATTCGGAAAGCCGCCGCTACTATGAATGTATCTACGATGCAACTTTTTTCCTTGCCTAATGAATAACGATAATCAAACAACTACGCTCGAACCGGGGCAGGCAACCGAAGTAAATCCATTTGCCGAGCAAGCTGCCCAAGAAGCGGCTAAGCCCAAGAAGCTCGGCATCCTATCCCAGGTTACCACTCGGAAACGGCGCCGTCCGGTGTTTGGCGTGGTCTACGGGCCCCCTGGAATCGGTAAATCGACTTTCGGGACAACTGCTCCTAACCCGATCTTTCTTCAAGTTGAGCGGGGGCTCGATCAGATCACGATTCCGAAATTGCCGATCCCCAAGGATTTTAACCAACTCTACGTCCAGGTTGATGCACTTGACCGGGAAGAACACGGTTACCAGAGTATTATTCTGGATACCTTGGATGCGACCGAGGTCTTGATCTGGCAACGGGTATGTTCTGAGGGCAAGGTTAAATCAATCGAGGATTATGGCGGCGGGTATGGCAAAGGTTATGTCAGAGCCAGGGAAATCTGGACCGGATTACTAACTAAGTTCAGCGAAATGAGCGAGCGTTTTAATGTGATCCTGCTCGCCCATAGCCATCTCAAAACTGTCAATGATCCGATGCAGTCTGCAGCCTATGACTTGCACAAGATCAAGATCCATGACAAAAGCGCCGAGATAATCCGGCAGATGGTGGATCTGATTTGTTTCGCTAATCTGGATGTATCGATCATCAAGGAGAGCCAGAAAGCCCGGAAAGGGCGCGGGATAATCAGCGAGGACCGGCTGATGTGGACAGCGCCGACGACTGGGATTGAGGCGAAAAACCGATATGACCTTGACAACCCAATTCCTTTTAGCTGGGCGGCTCTAGAGAAAGGGGTGAACGATTTTTATGACCGATAAAACTTACAAATACCGAGGCGCGCCCGAATCTCGGGCTTTTGGCGTACTCCAACCAGGTGATTATAATTTTGTTATCAGTAGTGCGGACGCGCCATACTACAAGAATAACAAATGGATTTTGGAGGTTAGACTAACTATCCAGCCGCAGAGTGTGTTAGTGTACGCTCATCCGTGGTCCGGTATCGATAAGAATGGCGAAGACCGCGATGGGATTGCCGAATTTCTCCTGGCGGTCAATCGGGCACCGGCACCGGGCGATGAACCGGAGTGGGGCGCTTTGATTGGGGCCAAGGGCAAATGCCGGCTAAAAATCGAGCCTGACCAGAATAATATCGACCAAAACAAGGTAGCATTTTTCCATCGGCCGAAACAGGCTGGTCCACAAATGACCGGTCAACCGCCACGCGACTATAGCCCGGGAGACGTCGCTCGAGGACATTCGGCTGAGGACATTCGACCGAGCTCAGTCGAGGGCCTCAGTCGAAGCCCGCAGGCCTCACAGGAAAAGCGATCGGCTGGACTTGGGGGAGGGGAAATCGAACCTAATGATATTCCGTTCGCTTGTGATCGTGGATGAAACTTACCATGACCCACGAGACAATCGACGAGCGCATGGGCCTGCCTTCAGCATCTTCATGGAGAAGGTTCGAACTCTGCGCAGGTTCCTGGCAACTGGAACAGGAAGCCAAACGGTTTAATCAGGAAGCCCACGTGGGGAGCGCTGCAGCCAAACGCGGTGCACTAATTCACGCATGGCTGGCCGGTGAAGTCGACGAGAGCGGCAACGAAATCAAGCTCGATGACTCGGAAGTAGCCACGGCCGATTTTCTCCAGGAACGCGCGACCGATCAAGTTAAGCGGATTTTTGGCGATGAACCAACGCAACAACTTTCCGAGAAACGGTTATGGTTCACCCTCAATGGCCAGTTGCGGGCCAGCGGGCAATTTGACCGGTGCATTTATACGGCGAGCGTCGCCCTGGTCCAGGATTTTAAGACCGGCTGGAGCGAGCCGGACCCGGCGGAGCAGAATGCTCAAATGAAATTCCTTGCCGTGGTCGTAGCGCTCCATTTGCCGCGAACCTTGCGCAAAGTAATCGTCCAGGTCATTTCCGGGCCGCACGGAGTAAGCGAGGCTACCTATGATTACCCGGCGCTGGCCACGGCTTACAGTGACATCCTGGGCACGCTGCGGGCCATCCAGGACGAGCGGGCACCGCTGAATCCATCGGTGGAAGCCTGCCGGTATTGCCCGGCAATTAATGTGTGCCCCGCGGTTAAGAAGCTTGTGCCGACAATGAGCGAAGCCGAGGCGTTGCCCGATGGTACAGGCGCCGCCGATTTGCTTGGTTCACTCGAAATACTGCAGAAACGCATAGACGCAATCCGGGAATATTACGCCGGCCGGTTAACCGAAGATCCGAGCTACGAGATCCCGGGATGGGCAATGGTTCCCGGGGTGGTCCGGCGCGAGGTAACCGATTGGGAGGCCGCCCGCCAGCGCTTAGGCGAATGGCTTGAGATAGAAGATATCCAGGGCGCGGCCAATTACCGGTTGGGCGATCTGGAAAAGGCACTGGGCAGGAAATTGCAGCTTCGCGGCAAAGAGCTCAAGGCGCGCATGAACGAAATTTTGCAAGGGCTCTTGGAAGAGAAGTCCAACGCGGCTAGCCTGAAGCGGATCTCGGGAAAGCCGAAGTTAACTTCACTGGAAAACGTGTAACCTGAGCTATTTTATGGACCAGAAGAAGAAATCGGAAGTATCGCGCGAGACCCGTTCGATTCTGTTAGACAAATTGTTGCAAGATTACGAGTTAACAAAAGGGGATATTGCTGACGCAGTCGAACTCTATTATGACGCCCAAAAACTTAGAATTATCCATGCCAATAAGGAGCGGAGCGAAGGCGTCTCGCCGATGAAAGACTGGTTCGATTACTGGCTAAACATCGGCGAGAAGGTGTTGATATCCAAGCTTAAGAAATGGGTCGAAAGCCCGGAATCGCCTCTAGAGGCTAAGTGGGCTTACGACCAGTGGGGGATCGGGCCGATTATCGCTTCCGGGTTAGCTGCGCATATTGATATAGAGAAAGCGGCCACGATTTCGGCTCTCTGGAAGTTTGCCGGACAGGCGCCGGGATTCGATCGTAAAACCAAGGGGAGCAAGCTGCCGTACAATGGGCGATTGAAGACCTTGTGTTGGAAGCTGGGAGAATCGTTTGTCAAGGTCAGCGGGAAGGAAGGGGCAATCTATGGCGGCTTATACGTGCAATTCAAAACTGATGAGGTTTCTCGTAATGAAAATGGCCAGTATGTCAAGACGGCAGCCCTAGAGTTAACTAATAAAAAATTCAAGCCGGACACCGTGACCAGGAAACGGTTAGAACAAGGCAAATTGAGTGATGGGCATCTGCATGCCAGAGCTAAGCGGCGAACGATCAAATTGTTTCTAGCGCACTATTGGCTGAAAGGGCGTGAGGCGAAAGGGTTGCCGGTGACAGACCCATATGTGTTCACGGTAGGCGGACATAGCAAGGAGCATCAAATTTAAGCCATGCTTCAGGAGAAACCCACGACGAGCGAGCGAGCCACCCTGACGGAGAAACCCAGGGAAGATGAGCGAGCCAAGACACAGGAGAAACCCAGCGAGTTAGAGCGAGCCATATCAACAGAGAAACCCAGGTTTTGAGAGCGAGCCACAGTTTGCGAGAAACCCACTGTAAGGGAGCGAGCCATGATCCATGAGAAACCCAGTGGTTAAGAGCGAGCCAGAGGGATCGAGTAATCCACATCAAGAAGAACGAGTCACAAGCAAAGAGAAAACCACAAAGAGTGAGCGAGCCAAGCTTGACGAGAAAACCACAGTAAGTGAGCGAGCCACCCGGACGGAGAAACCCA